CAATATTTATCCGATCATTTATGTGTTGAGGGGTCTGTAGCACGCACTTATATCACAAGCCTGCAAGAAAAAATACTTTCTGCGGATGATCTTGAATTGATGTTTCAAACCTGGAATAGCAAATCTGAATTACTCAAATTGGTGATAAACAATGAAAATTGAACGACGTTTCTATGATAGTAAAATTGAAGTCCGGGGTAAAGAAAAAGACCAACGGCTACTTGGTCATGCAGCGGTATTTAATAAACTGTCTGAGGACTTGGGCGGGTTTCGTGAGCAGATAGCGCCTGGTGCATTTGATGGCGTGCTGGATAACGATGTCCGGGCTTTATTTAATCATGATTCCAGTTTAATTCTAGGCCGCACAAAAGCCGGTACGATGACTTTATCAGTCGATGAGGCTGGTTTGGTTTACGACGTGAATCTGCCTGACACGCAAGTTGCCCGTGATCTGTATACGTCCATTGCACGGGGTGACATCTCACAGTCTAGTTTTGGGTTTCGGGTTGGAAAAGACCACTGGGACGAAAGCGGTGGTAATGTCATTCGCACCATTATCGAAGTATCGGAATTGCTGGATGTTTCCCCGGTAACTTTTCCCGCCTATCCCGATGCCACTGTTGGCAAACGCAGTATGGATGCCTTTTTCAAGAAACAGTCTGAAATTGAGGCGGCATACCGGCAACGAGAAATTCAAATTATGTCTGTCGGCTTTCCGATTGGACAGCAACGCAGTAAATAAACCATTAGACATGAGGTATATATCATGAAAGCATTACAAAACAAACGCATTGAAGTCGTTAAGGCCATGCGTGATATGAACGACAAGGCCAAAGCTGAGTCACGTGGATTTACCGATGAAGAGTCCACAAAATGGAATGAAATGGTTGATGCGGTCAGCAAAATTGATGATCAGATCAAACGCCATAATGAACTGGAACGGCTGGGCGATATTCCCGCTATTTTGGATGTTGCGCCGAAGGCCGCACGTAACGATCCGGATGTAAAGGAAGCGGAAAAGCGTGATACTTACAGTGATGCTTTTGGTGAGTATATTCGTCGTGGATTGAACGCATTAAGTCCAGAGCGTCGAGCCATGATCGAGCAGCGGGCGCAGTCTGTCGGCACTAATACCGCTGGTGGGTACACCGTGGCAGAAGATTTCCACAAGGAGATTGAAAAAGCCATGCTGGCTTTCGGTGGTATGCGTGAAGTCGCACGAGTTATTCCGACCTCAACTGGTGGTGACATGCCCTGGGTAACTACAAATGATACCAGCAACACGGGCGCTCTGATCAGTGAAAACGCGGCAGATACGACTAAAGATGTTGTTTTTGGCCAAGTGTTGTTTAATTCGTACACCTATACCTCGAAACTGGTACTGGTATCACTGGAAATGATGCAAGATAGTGAGTTTGATGTTAGCGGCTTGTTGTCCGGTATCTTGGCAGAACGCCTGGCGCGGATCACCAATACCCATTTCAAGTGCTGAAGAAACTCAAAGATGGTAATTCGTTGCCGTTGTGGGTTCCTGAGCTTGCCGGGGGTGCGCCTCAAACCATACTGGGCTATCGGTACACCATCAACAACGATGTGGCTGCAATGGCCGCAAATGCCAAGTCGCTGTTGTTTGGTGATTTCAAAAAATACGTGATCCGTGACGTTCGGGGTATCTCTCTGATGCGTCTGGCTGAGCGTTATGCCGAGTATCGCCAGGTGGGTTTCTTTGCATTCAGTCGTCATGACGGCGATCTGATTGATGCGGGTACACACCCAATCAAATATTACGCAAATAGCGCAGTTTAAGCCTGAAACGAGGGGTCGCTCCGGCGGCCCCTCAATTCTGGGGGTAGAAGATGAAAGTACGATTCTTACAAGGCATTGCTGGTAATGATTTCAGTCATACACCAAAGGAAGAATGTGAAATTGAAAACAAGCTGGCCGCAATGTGGATTGAAAGCGGGGTATGTGAAGCTATTACGCATAAGCGCCAGAAAGCAGTAATTAAACGGCGTAGGAAGGCCATAGCTGAATGATCGCACGTCGAACAGTCGATCCTACCAGTGAGCCGGTAACGCTATCAGAGGCGAAACTGCATAGTCGTGTAACAGCAACGGACGACGACACATTAATCACTGATCTGATTGTAGCGGCCCGTGAATGTGTTGAGGACTATACCGGGCGTTCCATTATGCCGCAGACCTGGGTGTTATATGGTGAAAAGCTGGAAGGCGACGATATCGAATTGCCGCACCCGCCGCTAGCATCGATCACTTCTATTACGTATCTGGATGCAAATGGCACGAGACAAACATTAGCTGATACCGAATATGATATCCGCACCAGTACGAATCAAGTAGAGCTTGGTTGGGGCAAATTTTGGCCAATAGTGCGTGAACAACATGAGTCCGTACAGATCACGTATGTGACCGGGTATTCAGATGTTGTGCCGCAGCCATTAAAGCAAGCCATATTGTTGATGATCGGCCACTGGTATGAAAACCGCGAGAGCGTGGTTATTGCGAATGCAAATAATAGCGTCATTGATCTGCCGTTTGGTGTTGAGTCCTTGTTGGCTTTTTACCGGGTGCGTACCTTGTGAGAGCTGGCGCATTAAAAGAATCAATTGATGTTTATCAGCCTGGGTCTTATACAGTAAACGCTTATGGTGAACAGGTTGATACCTGGAACAAACTGACAACAGTTCGCGCCAGAATATTGATGTCTACTGCAAGCGATATGATGTTGCAATCTGTTGAGGTTGGCGCGTCTGTTTTAGCGGTTGAAATACGTTATTTGCAAACAGTCCATGAAAACATGAGAATTGTTTACGAATCTGTTTCATACGACATAAAAAAGGTACAGCATAAATATAGAAAAGTTACGCAATTGTATTGTAAGGAAGTGCAAGCATGATTGCCGTGACAGGCTTCGAGAAAGTTGCCAAAAGACTATTGGCATTACCGCCAAAGTTTCAAAAAAAAGTTGTCAGGAAATCAACAAGACAAGCTGCTAAACATTTTCGTGACCGCGTGCGTGAGCATACTCCAAAGATTACCGGGAAGTTGCGTCGTAACATCATGCACAAAGAATATAAAGCTACCAGGACAAGCGTGCAATTTGTTGTTCATGCGCGTGGTGGTGGGCGTGGTGTAAGCAAGAACGATAAGAAAAACGCATATTACGCAAGATGGGTTGAGTGGGGTAATTATGGCCATGCCGGTAAGCATTTCATGGGCGGCACTTATGAAATGTACAAAAAGAAGATTGTCCTTGAAATACGTGATGGCGTAAGAGTTGCCATTGCTGGAATAAGGAATGGTAGATTATGAGTATTGAAACAACTATTTATTCGACTCTAACCGGATATTCAGGATTATCGGCATTGATTGGGACAAGAGTTTTTCCGGCACCGGCTCCAATTTCCGCGATACTTCCTTTGGTTACTTACCAGGTTATCAATTCATCGCCAGTAATGAATTTAGGGGGACGTGAAACGACTACCAATACCGTGATGCAATTTGATTGCTGGGCACAAACTTATTCATCAGCAAAGGCGGTCAACGTGCAGCTTATGAACGCATTAGACTCATTGAACATCGGGCAATATAGCAGCGCAGATGATTTCGATACGGATGTGAAACTGTATCGAATATTCACAAACGTATCAATCTGGTTATGAGGTATTTAACATGGCAGTAACAACAGCAGTAACAACAGTAGGCACAACGATTGCAATACGCGGCTGACGTACAACACGCATTGTTGAGAACCAATTTCGCGGCACAAACGCAAACCAACTTTAAAATCACTTTAAGTGATACAACAGTTATTACTTTTGCCTCTTTCATTACTGGTTTCGATCATAGTGGTGCAGTGGATGGCGTGTATGAAGCGTCGATTACACTTGAAATCACCGGAGCTATAACCATTGCCTAATCTACGTGATCGGATAAAAGCCAAGGATGACTTGCCGAAAATAAAAGTCACGGTAAAGGAATGGGATGCGACATTCTATCTGCGCGAGTTGACTGCCGGAGAAAGGATTGAGCTTGAGTTTCTGTTGGTGAATGCAGATGACAAGATAAAGCGTTATACCGAGGTAAAATGTATTTGTTTCGCTGCTGTGGATGAAAAAGGCGACCATATTTTTGAACCCGCAGATGCCGAATGGATGCTTGGTAAAAACTCAAAGGTAGTCAGTCGGCTATTTGGGAAGATATTTAATGGCGATATTAGAGCAGCTGAAAAAAACTGATAACCCAACCACAGCGATATTTTGCGCATCAATTGGCGTTGCGGTTGGGGATGACAGTCAGACAATTGTTACGCAGTATGGGTGCAGATGAATGGGCACATTGGGTGGCCTTCAATAACCTGTCGCCCATCGGTGATGAACGTGGCGATGTGCAAGCCGCAATGGTGGTGTCTACGCTGGCCAATATCAACCGGCGAAAGGGGCAACAAGCCTACAAGATACAAGATTTTTTGCCGTACTCGCAGAAAGAATCTGGTGATAGTGAGGCGCAGTTATTGGCTAATTTTCAGAGGTTTGTAAAAAAATGAGAGGGTCAGTCGGCAATGTATCAGTTGGCATTATAGCTAATACTGACAAATTTGAATCTGGCTTCCGGCGTGCGGCCAATACGACGCGCAAACGCTCGCGCCAGATGCAAAAAGACCTGGGTGGCATTACAACAGCAATGCAACAGCTTGGGTCTGTCGTTGGAATGTCGATTGCAATAAAAAGTTATATTGATTTAGCTGACCAGGCTAAAAGCTTGCGTGCACGACTGGGCATTGTAGAAAAATCACAAGACGGCGTGAATGCGTCAATGAACCGGTTATACAAGATAGCGCAGCAAACCCGCGCACCGTTGGCGGCCACAGCCACGTTATATACCCGGCTGGCCACTATTGTGGATCGGACAAAGTTTTCATCAGATGATTTGATGAAAGTCACTAAAGCAATGAATGTTACATTGATTGCGTCTGGTGCGACGGCCAAAGAAACCAACTCGTCAATTATGCAGTTTGCCCAAGCCATGGGGTCAGGCAAGTTGGCCGGTGATGAATTTAGGGCCATATCAGAATCAAATATCTTTTTTCTAAAAATACTCGCTAAAGGTCTAGGAGTCGCCACTGGCGCATTAAAGGGCATGTCAGCTGCGGGCAAATTAACGACGGAAACGACATTAAAAGGGTTGCTCAAAGGCATGGGTGATCTTGATAATTTAATGGGGAAAATACCAGAAACCGTTTCTGGCGCGATGATTAATTTACAAAGTTCATTCCTCAAGATGGTGAATGACTTTGAAAGCACAAAACACGCTTCGGATGGACTGGTAACGTCGCTTGAATTCCTGAATAAGAATTTAGGCTTATTGGCTACGATTGGATTTCATACTGCTGCCGCTGCTGCCATTATTTACGGGGCTAAGTTGTCGGGATTGGGTGCGGTCAAAGTCAAATCATTGATTGGCGCAAAAGCGCTACTTGAGGCTGAGTTAGCACAAGCCAGAGCCGCAACAATAGCCGCAACGCAAGCAGTTTCAGAGGACGCGGCGCTGGTAAAGCTTGCGACAACAAAGACTGCTGTTGCTGCTGCAAATGCGCGATTAGCGACTTCTGAAAAAATACTTGCCGGCGCTATGCAGTTAGAGGCCAGTGCAGCGGCGGAGGCAGCGGCAGCAACCGGCACTCTTGGCGTTGCAATCAAAGGGACGTTGGCTTTTATTGGTGGCATACCAGGCTTGATTGCATTGAGTACGTATGGTTTTTACAAGATGGGCGAGGCCATGCGGGCCAATTCTGTCGATGCAATTAACCTCACTGTAAAAATTGCCAATCTCAAAAAAGCGATCGAGCAAGAAAAGAAAAATCCAAATCAATCTCTTGGGCAGCTTAAATTTTATGAATTACAGCTAAAGAGGGCTGTAAAACAATTACATGAGTTAGAAAAAGGTAATAACAAAGCAAAGGGGTCCCAAGACAAACTAGATGTAAGCATTGACTTGTTTGGACGACATTTGGCTGAATTAACTGCACATCATACGCAGAATTTACATGCAATGTTAAGCAATGCAGAAGCCAACAAGGTTTTGAATGCACAGCGTAGAAAAGGATTACAAGTTATTGCTAACTTGCGGTCAGAACAACAGAAACTCACAGACAAATATCTTGAGGAAGGCGATGCTATCATTTCAACGCTTGCTCCTGATTCTGTAAAGAAAGCATCGTTAAAGAAACTTGAGCGACAATACTTAAAAAATCTTGCTGCGATAAATAAAGTAATTGCAGCACAGAATGTATTCAGTCTAGGCGGTGTTGGTGACTTCAGAAAGGCAGAAAGGGAGTCGATAGCAAAGTTGAATGCCTTGCATACGTCCAGTATTTCCAAGCGCATGATCGAAGAGAAATCACTGTCCAAATACAAAAAACTATTATTGAGTGATGATTTAAAGGCGCAAAATGCGCACGCTGAAAAAGTCATAGCAATAAGACAAGATTTTGCAAATACTGTTTCTAATGGAATTGTTGGTATTATTGAGAGCACTATTAAGGGGCACAAGAAAGAAACTGCGGCATTAAAGGAAGAACAAACCAAGCAGCTTGAGATTATTAAACAGCAAGAAGAAGATGGAACCATTACCCATCAAGAGGCAGCAGATCAGAGGGTAAAAATTAATGAAGATTTCGCTCGAAGAATTGGGGCTATTAATCAATCAATTGGTGATCAACTGAAAAATGTATTAATAGGATCATTTGCTGATGCTATTAGGAAAATGATGTCTGATTGGATAGCATCTGGCATTATGGAGCTTATTAGCGGGGCGAGTTTGCCTAGTATAGGGTCTGTAATCGGTGCTAGTGGAGCT